CCTTTACAGCCCGAGCGTCTTTAAACGCCGCGTTGAAGTATGGATCAGAGGCTCTTCGGGCTGCGATAAATTCGCGAGCGTTCTCTGGTTTGTCAGGGTCCAGCATATTTGCCGCTAACTCCGCTTCCTGTCGAGGCTTGCGTGGAATCCAGCCAATCGCAATTCTGATAGCAGTACCTAAACCTGTCTGAAACAGCAATACCACTAGTGCTATCGCAACTACCGATACCGCTATCCAACCTGCTAGCACCATCCAAGCCGGAGTCTTGTCCTCCACAAACGGCAGTTCCGAGTGGATGCCTGCCGCCAACCCATCGATCCGGGTCGCGCCTGCGACCACCACCGTGTCACCTGTCGCCTGCCCATGCTCGATGAGCAGTTGAGCCTCAGCACGGATCTCGTTGCTGCTGGCACTGATACGGGCTACTGGGGAGCAGCCTGACAGTAACAGCGCGGCAACGAGCAGGTACTTCATGGGCGGCTTTCCATTCGCTCCAGCCGCTTCTCGACCTGCGAGACGCGCTCGCCGATCACACGGATCTGCGCACTGGCATCAGCATTGCGATCCTTGATCAAGTTGATGTCACCAGCAATGGTTTCCAATAGGCGTTGCTGGCGATCATCGGACTCCAGCCGCCGACCAACGTAAACGACCGCGCCAAGAATGAGGAGGATGGTCAGAGTCAACTGGGCTTTTTCCAGATTGAACAGTTTGGTAGTGGATTGGGGACTCATGTGTTTAATTGCAAACTAAAGGCGAGAGGTTTGGTTTATGCGCTTGCAAGAAGAGTGCTAAAGATTGCTCCAGAAACTCCGTCATATCCATTTGATCGACTACTAGAACTCGAATTCAAATGAATCTGATCGGAGCCGGTATTTGTGTACATAGTTCCGTTTGGAGTAGACCCATTTGTCAACTCAAAATAATCAAACGACACGCTTGTATCAACAACGCAAGAACCATATCCATCATTTGCATTTGCAGTTGCCCATGTGTTTGCTGCTGGCGATACTGTTGCTCTTGCGGTAATCCACGAAGAACCCGATCCGATATAGGTTGGTGCGAGTTGGTGGGTTACTGTAAACACAAATGCCAACTTAGCAGCATCGCCACCAGTAGAAGCCCATCGAGTAGCAATTCGATTTCTGATTCGCTCAGTTGCATCCGTCCATGTGTTGGCAGTCTCCGCGCCATTGACTCCCGAATTTACAAACACAATCAACCGTCCTGAACCAGTAGCGGCAACTTGACGCTCCCGCAATTCTTTAAGAAGCGCATCAAGAACTTTGTCCATTCCTTCTACGCGGTCAGCAATTTGCGTTGTACTACGACCATCTGATGTAGTTAAATTGGTGACGCTATAGCCCTTTTTAAGTGCTATAAATGATTGCCATAGACAAGCAAATGGTCCAGTCACTAACCGCGAGTTTGCTTGTGCGTTTGCTGCACCATCCCAAGCACATCGAAATGTTATTGGAGTAGCGGGTGTGGTATACGGAAGAAACTCAGTAGCGTATCCCACTGATGCTGTTCCGTTGTTTGTACTACGAAATGCACTAATGGCATATGTAGTAGAACCACCATCGGTAATTGCTAACTTAAATCTCCCGGCTCCATTTGCATATGTTCCATATACAACACGATACTGACATGATTGCGCCCCACTAAATGTGAGTGGACTCCAATATAAAATACGAATACCGTTGCTATTGCCTGTTCCTGTCCAATCAATTCCAGTAGGAATTACTACAGGATTCCATTGATACCTATTTGGCTGCGGCAACATTGTTGTAGCCCTGTCGGTATAGTTAGTCGAATTAAAATTCAAATATGTTTTAAGCGCATCATTTGCAGTTTCGGCTGGGCATTGAACCATAAGCCTTTGATTGCCAGTAGATCCAGTTCCTCCGGCTGTGTTATCGTCGTTGGAATAATTGTATGTTCCTGTGCCAATCATGTTTTCAAAAAGATCACCCTGCGGTATTGTTGATGAATCGTAATAACGACCACCAGCCAATAATGGAGTGGCGTACATATCAATGCCATACTGGTAGCCAAGTACGCGATCTATTCCAACTGTGTAACCGTAATCACTACTTCCCGCGTTACTGTCTCCAATTACAAGAACGTCTATTGAATCTGTTCCTGCTATTGCATCTCGTAAGAAAGAAGAAGCGCGGCGAGATCCGTAGAAACCGGGGATAGATGAACTTGTTGAACCAAACGTGTATTCGGTCGGAATATAAACGCGCTTGAGCGCAGTGCCATCAGCGACTGCTGCATTGTCCATCAAAGTCACTGAATAGTCGGATGTGCTAACTGAGTTTGACAACACTCCAGCAGTCGCTGAAATGCCAAGAAGCGTTCCAGAAGTAACTGTTGCATCCACAAGAACCTTAGCCGAACAGATGCCACCAAACTGCACTTCAACGTTATAACCGTTGCCGCCTACGCCAGTTAGCAACTTGGTTACAACACCTAGATATCCAGTGTTTCCACTTTCAGAAGCAGATGCTTTGCGAATGCAGTTGAATACATAAGACGTATTCGCAGCCTGCTCTGGGTTAACGACCGCGCCAGCGTGGATAAACGAAGTAATGACAAGATCGCCAACAACAAGCGTTTCGCCAGACTTATTCACGCAGGTAACAGTTGTTCCTACTGGTTGAACGCCAAGACGATTCTGAACTGGAGCAAATGTCATAGTGGTTCCTTAACTTGGATTGGGAACGGTGTTTGTCATTACAAACCCGCCATTGTTTCGATAGTTGTTTGTCCAAACGTTTGGTCGCAACTGACCAAAGTGTGCTTGCAGCATTCCATCCTTGCGCTGCGCAGTACCAAAGAGTGTTCCAGCCTCAATCTCTGCAAGACGCTGCGACTGCTGCCCGTCTTCATACGACTCTGTGATCGCCCGGACGTAGAGAACGAGCAGAGCCTCTAGATAGAGTGGGATTGAGATGACATCCGTAGCCAAATTAGCAGTCGATACACGCTGCCAGCCCGTGCGATACGTGATCTTGATCTTGTTTGCTTCGGTACTTTCAGGAGTTGGATAGATTTGCAACTGATACGACTGTGTAGGAGCGAGATTGGTAGGCACAACAGCCTTCACGTACCCCCGCGTACCGTAACTGTCAAAGTCAGACGAACGACTGTTCTCTATTTCGTCCTGATTGGTGATCAAGAGCGGCAGTGTCCCACACCAAGCGGCAATGAGTTCAGAAAAGTCAGCAGGCAGTATTACGTATGACTGGGCTGCAACCGTTGACAGCATTGCGGTGGCTTGCCTGAACGTCCACTGGTAGCCAAACAGATGCTCACCAGCCTGATTGATGATCTCAGCCTGTCGTTCTGCAACAGTCTGACCAGCGGCAGTCGATGGGCGACCACCGATGGCAAGCAACACATGGTTCGTCAGGTCTTTGTAGTAAAGCATTGAAATCCACTGGACGGGTTTAATGAATCATCAAACGCTCTAACTGCGGAACCAATATTGAAGCGGGATAAAGACGCGGCGTTGTCCTGTTGAAGCAGCAGAAACTGTTTCCATAAGAACTGCTGCTGCTTGTAAACCAGAACCAACACTTCCTAGATCAACAAACGATCCAGCAGTATCGCCGGGTTCAAGCAATGCACCAACAACCAATGCAGCACTTGAAATAACCTTTGCGGTGACAATCCCACCAAACTGAACAGTCACGGTTTTACCAATAGTGCCATCAGTGCCAGCCAAACTAGTAACGACTCCAATGTAACCATTGAAGTTTGCAAGATTGCCGTCTGCTGGAGCAACGGAGTTGAAGACATACAGCGGGTCATATCCCAAACTTGGATCAACAACGACACTGCCATGAAGAAACGAGGTGGCAACAACATCGCCAACTGCAACAGTTGCAGTGCGGACAACACACTGTGTTGTGTAACTCATTGGCTGTACGCCGAGCATATTTGCCGATGGAGTAAATTTCATTTGATGTCCTCGTTGATCAGCATTGAAATCCACTGGACGGGTTTCCCCGTCCAGTGGTGATAGTGTTTACAGAATTACGCGGTGGTTCCGTCAATCGGACTATTGAACAGAAGCAC